ATGAGTAGCAACAGCGATATCTTCAAAAGTACTTAGAAGATCCCCATTATCATAAATACCTTCAAGACCCATCATTTCTACTGGAACATCTGATGTAGCAAAACTTGCGTCCCTCGTTGCCATTTTAACCATTGTAGCTGCTGTAGGAACCGCCTCAGCAACGATAGTATAAGCTGAAAACGCAGGATGGTTCGCCTTATAAGTACCATCATTGTATTCCATTTCTATTGTCTTGTCAGCAAGACTGACATAAGAAATTCTTGAAGCTACTGAAGATGTATCAACACTCGCACCGTCATAAAAATCAACGAGCATACCGTCTTGAGCATACAAAACACCAAGGGTATTATCGCAAGTAACCGTCCAAGTAGTTGAAGAAACTGTTAATGTATCCGAAGCTGATGATAAAGTAGCAATCTTTCCAAAACCATCCCAATGAGCTTGTCTATTTAAATCATTAACGATAGACTGATAAATGTCTTTAATTTGGTCTGCAAGACTGTTAACAAATGACATTTGGTCACTTTTAGCCATTTCGATGGATTTACCACTAAGTCTAAGAGTACCGTAAATCTGTTGTGGTAGAATTAAACCTTTGTCATATTTTCCTACCAATGGATCAGGTAGTTTTTGACCTTCGGTTCTTGCACCAACAGACTGTGCTCTTGCATAACGTATACCAAATTGATATCCAAGACCACCAGGTTGTCTATCAGACTTTGGGAAAGTATTATATGTCATAAATTCATCAGTAAATTGATTTTTTAAGCCTTCGCCATACACATACTTAAGTGTATCAGCAATAGCAGTATAATCTGTAAAGTCTATAGCCATTTTAATTGTATCTCCTTATTTTATATTTTAATTATTTTTTGGTAAATATTTCTATTAATGCTTTCTCAGCATCCTTTAAATTTCCAATCTTTTTCTTTCCAGCTACAGCGACTGCTTGAATTGGAGTAATATCTGGAGCTGCTAATTTGCCATTCTTATATGCAGTAATAGCTGCATCTATTAGACTTTTTATATCTTTAGATGCAATACTTGCTATCTTTTTAATTTCTTTAGGATCAGCAAGATGATCGTCATCAACAGAATTCATTGGATGATCTACTCCAAGATATTTAGTTACGAAGGGCTTTGCAAAATCAGGGATATCTTTATCTTCCTTAATAGATGATGAAATACCGGTCTCATAGGACTTAATTGTACGTTCAGCATCTAAAGCCTGCTTTCTACTAACCTCATCGTGCCTCAATTGATATTTAAGTTTTTTATTTTCTTCCTCAAGTTCTCTAGCTCTGTCGTCTGGATCTAAATTCTCTAACCGTTCTTGCTCAGCCTGCGATGCCCAGTAAGCCTCCCAAGCCTGTTTGGTTTTAGAGTCTTCGATAATTTTATTAACTTTATCGACATCTGCATTTTCACCAAGAATTTCTTTGAGCATAGTAGAATCAGCTAGTGTTGTTTGTAATTCGTCTAAACTTTCAAAACCATAGGTTTCTAAAATCTCATCAACCGCTTTCCCTTTTTTACTCATCTCTTGCCATCGAGGATGTTTGTCAAAAGGTAATTCTTCAGATGCTGAGGCACCATCTTGATTTACCTCAGTACCAAGGTTGGAGCCTTGATCTTTACCAGTTATTATTTGATTTGTGTCGTCTATGACATCACTCATTTTAAATTCCTCCTTTTGATTATCTATTAATAGTGACCCTGCACAGACTAATAGATACTATGTTGTAATTATTTATTTGCCTAATTTCATTTTGCGAAGTTGTAAAGAAACACTACGCCTACTGTTACCATATTCTTCATCACTCTGTCTCGTACTCATTACCTTAGCCTGACTAATTATATCCACATCATCACCTATTTTAAAATCTCCGATGCTTTTACCAAGCTTTTTTAATTCCTCATCTTCCAAAGTGATATTCATCTGATATGGATAATGGTCTTGTTCTTTGCCGATTGTCATTTGTTTTTCAAGTGTTTTTTTAGCTTTTCGTTTCAGATCTATTAATTTATACATATTCTATTTCTCCTGTAGCTCTATCCATTTTTCTATAGGAAGAGGTTTTCTTTCTGCTCTTAATTCTTTATTACGATATATAGCATATTTAAATTGCATAGTAATCATATCAACTGGTTTCTTTTCTGGTGGTTTTTTAACTGGTTTTTCTTCAGTCGGTGTCTTCTTTATCTTAACCGTATGTTTTTCTGGTTGTTCTTGATTGGATATTAGTTCACGTAGTTTGCGATATAGTAACATTATTAGTTCTCCTTATTGTCTAAGAATCCATTATTTCTTGCCTTTTCTTTTCTTACATGCTGGAAGGTCAGGAAAATGACGACACACACATTTGCGAATTCCTTCAGGATTAGGTGCATTATGTGCATATGCTAATGCAGCTATAGCTCTTGCTCTCGTATTCACTGGATAGCTTCCAGCTGCAGCACCTCCTGCAGGCCCACAGAAGGTACTTACACCTTTATATTTACCTGCATTACTTGAACCTGGTTTATTTCTTATTTGCGATAATTTCGCTCTTAATTTTTTCATTTAAATGTTCTCCCATTTTTATTCCAGTCCCGCTATCGGCGGTGCTTTTATCTCTCCGCCTTTACTAGGTTTTTGTCCCATCTGGGCCATCATCATTTGTTCTGCCATTGCATTCTGTTTCATTCCAGCTAATACTTTTTGATGTTCATCTGTGTGCTGTAACAATATCGTTTGAAGTTCGGGCTTCCAAGTTGTAAATTCGTTTGATAATATACATCGTCTATGAGTTTCATAATGTATTGCATGATCATCATACTTAAAAAGCGGGTCGTCACCTATCGGTTCTTCTTTTATTACTTGCCCAGTTTTTGGATCTGTAATTTCTTCTGTATAAAAAACTGTTCTTATTTCACCTCTTCTAATTTCATTATTTTCTTTTTGAGCTCTTGATACGTGAAGATTTATTTTATCCCTAAAACCACTAATACCCATTTTCTCTAATAATTCACTACGAGTATCAGGATCAGCAGTTAGATCTCCAAACAGACCAGCTGTAGCTAAATTACTTATTATTTGGGTTTGACCAGCTTTGGTAGCGGCTAATCCAACATCTAACTCAAATCTTACATCAGTGTTATTTCTAAGATCAGAACCCTTAAATTCTCTAACACTAATTTCATTGCCTTTACCTATTATCTTTAATGTTCTTAATTCTGTATAATATTCTTGAACAAGTATTAATTCCTTTTTAGCAACACGTTGAAATCCTCTATAAAATCTTTGGATATCAGGCCAGTGTGATAGTTCTGCTGTTTGTCTTAAATTTTCAAATAAGACTCCAGATGCTTTACCACTTGGCACATTACCTCTTAAAACATTCTTAGGATCACCGCCAGAATCTTGCATAACACCTTGATGAATTTTGCGTTCTTCTAATACTTGGTTGCCTAATTGAATGCCAGATTGAAATTCTGGTTTTTGACCACCAGCTGTATGAGCGTCATATTCTAGCGCAACATAAGATATTTCACCTTCATTTAGTCGTTTAGTTTTTAGTCCAGTAGGAGTTAAAACTTTAGGCCGCCCTAACCCTCTTCTATTCATTTCAAGGGCTTGGTCTATTGCATTTATTGAATTCTGTGGGGATATCAAATTGTTTACTCCTGAATCTGACCAAAATCTTCCAGGCACATAATTATAATGGAAGTCTGTTAAAGTATAATACCAAACACCTTTTTCTACAGGAATAGGAAGCCTATCTAAATCCAGTAAAATTTTCTGTCCAACCATTATTATATATCTTCCATCTGGATATGCTGTCGTAGGTTTAAACTCAACTTCCTTAAAAATACACGTATCTTCTAATTTTGTATCTGCTAAATCAATACCAATTTCAAGCCCAGCGCCTTTCCATGGACTAACATTGGCAACAAAACTCATTAGTCTTTTACTATAATCCATAATATCTATATCTTCGCCAGAGGCTATTTTAACTTTAAACGTATCTTCTACCCACTCTTTTGGTTTAATAGATTTAATTCCTATAAATCGTTTCTTTGTGAGCGCATCACCAAGTATATCGACATGAACATTAAAAGGTAAGATATTTTCACTATATACAGATCCTTCTTTTACAATATCTCCTTTAGCATCCATACCCCATTCACCATTTTCTTTTGCAAAGAAAGTTCTTATAAATCCAGTCCCTGCTAATATCATCCATATAGCAACTCTTTCTTTTTCATCTTTAATTTCCTCATCATTTGCTATATCTAAATGGTTCAATATTTGTTCGCCAAGCAAAGCAGCTTCTCTATCATGTATTTCTTCGCTGTTAGGCCATACTCTTATAGAATAACTCTTATTTAAAATAAGCGCTTTCTTTGCTCTAACAAATTCTTTGATACTATCTGAAACTGGGGTTGGAACCTGTCTATTAGGATATTTTCTTCTAAAAGTACTTAATGATCCTATCCACTCAAGATACTGTTCACCCATGTAATAAAGAATATTTCTATACCATTCACGCTCAAGTATCTGTCTTGAAGGATCTAAGCCATCATCAAATAAATTATTTATTATGTCTAACGTTTTATCGTTGGATTTTTTAGCCATTTAGCTGTACTCCTTATGTTACTGGATAAATATCTTGGGCCTCTCTCAATTCAGCTATTTTTATCTCTTCTTCTAATTGTTGTAATTTTGGATTGTTATGATCTGGTTCGATTTCTAAATATTTAACACCTTCTGTATATTCATTAAAGTTATTTGACATTAATCTATTTAATAAATCATTTTCTCTTTTAGTTGCTTTCTGCTTTTCTACATAGTTAGTATAACCTTGATATAGGATCATACTAGCAAGTACTATTACTGATACTAAGTCCATATTAATCCTCCTTTTAATAATCACACCAAAAATTTATATAACCTTCTTCTGCTTCAGCGGCCGCTTCCATAGTAGCTCGGAATTCCATAGCTGCAGCATAAGAAGTATTATCAAGCTTTTCTAATGCTTTGTCTCTTTTCTTTTGTTCTACATCTTCTCTTATTACTACGTTATTAGGTCCTATAGGACGAGCCATACATATGTGACCTGCTGAATCATAACAATTCATACTCCAGTATACGGTGCCTTTTCTTCGTAAATAAATAGTTTCATTCGGCACTCTAACACAATAAACTCTTCCTTTATAAGGCTTTTGTATTATATTATCAGTAACTATACTACATGTCTTTATTTTGGTAAATATGTTAATTCTATAAATAGGTAATTTATTTTTAATTTTTCTGCCTAAAATATGAGTATGATTTTGTTTATAAGCATGTTTATGGCCAGCTTTACCAAGCTTAAAAAGCAATTCTTGAAAATCATCAGCTAGTTGTTCACTAGTTGTATCATATTTAATATCAGCCGTACCATCACCAAACATCATACCTTCATATAAAGCTTTTAAGTATTCTTTTGGTAATTCTAACATCCATCTAGGAATAAATTTATTATAACAATAGCTCTTACCAGCTAATTTATATATAAAAGTATAAAATTGTTTACTGCAAATACTATATCTTTTGATATTACTTTTAGTAGTAGTTATATGATATTTATATCCTAAAGGATTTATAAAAGATACTAAATCTTCTTTTCCGTCTATATGAACATTATATCTTCTAGTTCCTTTTTTAGCTTTATAGTCTTTTGTTTTGTAAGAAGCTAAACATCCCTCTGCTAACCACAATCCATAATATTTCATAAAATCTATCAATTTTATTTCATCTACATTATTAGCATTATTATTATCACATTTTAATGATCTTAAATCTATTATTGGATTAAATTCTTTTGTGGGTATCCATTTACCAATTTTAGGTATAACAGCATGATAATTTAAATTATCTTTAATATCTTTTATAGTTCTTGGTCTAATATTTTTATTACTATTAATAACTGGAAATCTATGACCGTCTGTTACTGCAAGGTTTATTTTACCATCATGACAATACAATTTACCATCATACTCACGATCTACATAATCATATGGTTTTTGGTATTCTATATTGCCGTTTTTATTTAAAGTCGCTACTTCTTCTGTTCTATTTAATTCTGAAAATAATTTCCAGCCCTCATCTGTTAATATTTCTGTTTGATCATCAACACAATGATCTTCACCACCAGAGTCTATATCTTCAGGATTATAATCATCAAAACATAGAGAAGGTATAGTTCTAATAAAATTTTTACAAATATCATAAACCACTAACATTGGTAGTGATTCATCCTCTGGAATAGATAATCTTTCATAGAATTGCCTAATTTTTAATGTTCTGCTCGGATCACCAGGGCGCATAGTTATACCCATATTATGAAATATTTCTGCTGTAGAAGGTCCAGTTCCTCTACCATCAACATTAGGGCGCATGTTAAAACAATCAGGACCACATAGCCTTATAATATCTCTATCATTAATACCTAGGGTTTTTTCTCTTTCCAGGATTCCTTTCGCTACTTCTTGGTCGGTCATTTGGAGTCCTTTATTAGGCACTCCTGTGCTACCATACCATTCTGCGAAACAATATATTCTTCCATCTGCATCTACCCACCACCATAAGGCAGAAAACGGTGCAGAATAACCCCAGTCATAAGTGAAATAAATTGGAGAGTACTCTGGTATAGGCCATATAGGTTTAATAATATGTTTTTCATTTAAATTAAAAGCCTGACCTATATAAACATCCCAATCACCTAATAGCCAAGCTCTTCTTAGAGCTTCATTTTTGATTGATTTAATTCTATTAACATATTTAGGGTCATTATTACATAGTTTCGGGTTATCGTCAAGCGTTGATTTAATGAATACTAACGTTTCCCCACTTTCTTCATCGGTTATTATGGTGCCTGGGGGAAGTGCATTCTCACCACTCATTCTAAACATATATTTAATAAAATTACTTCCTGGTCCGCCAGGATTTCCTGTTAAGAACATATGACAAGGAACGCCATGCGCAGATCTTAGAGCACCTTTTAACATTTCAATCATATCACCTATAAAAGAAAATGTAGGAGCTTCATCTATACTAATCTCTGTATAAGCGCCGCCCTGAAAAGAGTCTAACTGTTCTTTTCGTACCACAGCTGAAAAAGTTACAAGAGCTCCATTATCAAAACGTAAATAATTTGATTGTTGGGGACCACCAACTAATTTTGCAGGTAACCCAAGTGATATAATTTCTCTAACTCTCTTATACAACTCGCCTAAATCTTTATATTTTTTTCTAAGAATTAACCCATTCCATTGAGATCCATATTTAAGAGCACCGTTAATTTGACGCCCAATTGCAGCATCAGATTTTCCACCTCCTCGCGTTCCTCCAAAAAATATAATATCTAAAGGACAAACTGACGCATAGGCCTGCGGTCCTATTTGTGGTTCCCAAATGATATTTACATTATTCATTATACATTTTCTTCAACCCTTTAGACCACTCTTCCATAGTTTTTGGTTCAGGCGGCAGATTTACTACTCTATGGGTATGCTCTACATTACCTCTTGTATCTTGCACATCTTTCCAAAAAGCTTGGTTTTTTAACCAGAATATAGCAAAAGTAGAATTAATCTTATTTCTAGCAGCACAATATACAACACGAGATTCTATTATTTCTTTAATTTTTTCAAGTTTTTCTTGAATAGCTGTAATATCACTGAATTTATTTTTCCAATAATTAAATTTGCTAGATGTATATGGTCTATTATTAAATAGATCTTTATAGTAAAGTGTACGATATATCTTCTTTTGACCTGATTTAACAAAGGCTGCTTCTTCTTCTGCAAGAATTCTTAACATATCATCTAATTCAGATTCTACAAACTCCTTATGAGCTAATGGATTAAAAGGTCTTGCCATGGTTGTCTCCTATAAATAAAATAGGCAGCATCGATACAAATAATACTACCTATTATATTCTGTTTGCTATAGCGCCAGGCCATAACACTATAGCTTTTGTTTAAGTTAGTCTTTTAAGCCGCAAAGAATGTTATATACCTATGAGGCCGAAACATATGTTTAGATTTATTTCGGCAACAAAAATTTTTTGTTTGGTGGGGACGGGGAGGCGACCCCACCTATATTAAGTAAAATATTAAGAAGGAAAGGTTTGTTATGGAAATAGGCAAGTAGGCTGGCTGAGGACCTACTATGCCAGTTGAGTACTCTTGTTCCGTCCGCTTACTTTTTAAGTGTTCACTTTTATGTCTAACGAATAACTGCTGAAGGACAGTATATTCTATAGACTTTACTACGTATTGCGTAGCAACGATTCGAATCGTTTGAACGGTTGTGTTGTAACATTTATTATTAGTTTGGAGTGTATTTAACA